AGAGGTTGTTGGCGGCGTTTACGCGCTGCGCCTCCGCGTCCCACGAAGTAAATCTCTGCCCTTTGAATTTGTGCTCGCCCTCCATAATACGGGCGTCATACCTGCTTAAAGAGTCCTCCGTAAAGCGAATTGCCACTGCTACACGCTTTACGCCCGCCTTTGCGAGCACAGCCATACGGTGCCTGCCCTCATGCCCTACAATGCGCATAGTCTCATAGTCTACGCTGAGGTACGGCGTCTGTGTTTCGCGTGAGAGCGCGTCGATATTGAGATTGCCCGCCTCGTCGTAAATCTGATTGCGCCGCGCCTGATTAAAGGTCGTCGCTTTTACGAAGTCTGCGGGGCTGATCCACGTTGCATAAGCCTGTGTATAGCGCGGGTTTGTCGCTCCGTAACGGTCTATAAGGTCAGACATACGCTCTGACGTCCACGTCGCCGTCTCGCCATTGACGTTTACAACGCTATCGGAGAGCGCAAAACGGACGTCTGAGCCACTCGTAGGCTTTTTGTTTGTCGTGAGCTTTATCTGTTCGGGTGAGAACGCAACGTAGCTCACACCTCGGCGCGTTACGGCTTCGCCATAACCGCCGTCGCCGCCCTCGTCCAAGATGAGCCCGTCGTAGTCGTAGCCGTTCTCGTTGATGAAGTCGATAAGGTCGTCCGCGTCCGTCCAATCGGGCAAGCCGACATCGGACAGCGGTGTACCGTTGCCCCATTTACGATAGAACTCGCGTTCAAATATTCTGCGTTCCGCCTCCTGTCGCGTATCAAACGGCTTTGTGATATTGAGATACGCCTCGATAAGCTGCGCCGTAGGCGAACTGTGCGCCTGCATATAGCGCCTCGCGTAGGCTTCGTTTTCGGTGAAATACGCGCCGTTGCTCGTATTGAACACGGTAAAATTTCCGTTCGGCGTCCCGTGGTAAACTTTGAGCAGGCGTCCTTTGCCGTCAACCACCTTACTGTCCTTGAAGAACTCGCGTTGCTCCTGAGAAAGGCTCGCACCTGTACTGTCGGTATCGGGGAGAGCAAAACGAATATCGCTGTCATCGGTCGGGGTTCCGTTGTTCGTGAGCTTTATTTGATTTTCAAACCAAGCCACATAGAACCTGTCACCCGATTCAAACCTAACCTCTACTCCGTCGTAGCCTATAACGTCGCGTATCGCCTCGTGAAGCTCGTTCGGGTAGTTCCTGAACGCCAAATAGTCGCTGTCAAGCAAACCTATCGTGGTGAGGTTTTTCGCGGCTTCGCGTATCATATAGTCCTTTGCTCCAACCTCCCAATATTCCTCGAACATATCGCCGAGCGGAGATTCTTCGGGATCGTATATGAGCGGGTGACGTTTGAGTATCTCATACGCCTGTTTTTGCGTGATTTTAACATCGAATAAATCGCCGCCGTCCGTCGTGCGGTCTATTACAATAGGCTTTGTGATGTTGAGATATGTCTTGTAAATATTATCGCCGTAATGCCGCGAGGCTTCCTCGTTCGTTGCAAAATAAAAGCCTGCGCCAAATTGATCGTTGCCCTTTCCGATTCTGTTGCGGTCGAACGTATAAAAACTGTTCGGCGAACCGTGGTAGGCAACACGCAATCTGCCGTTTTCATCTATTACTTTGCTATTTTTGAAATACTCACGTTGTTCTTGGCTGAGAGCAGCGCCGTCGCTATCGTTTTCTGCGAGCGCATAACGGCTGTTGTTTCCATAATTAATAGCTACACCCCGCTTTTCAAGCTCTTTGAGCAATGATGGCGTAACTACCTTATACGGAATTTCTATATTCTCACCGTTTAGCATTTCGGCAATCGTTTGAGCCACTTCTGCGTCAGGGACTATACGAACAGGCTTAAACCACCTCGAAAGAATAACTTTTCTTTCTTTGCTTTTCGGGAGTTTCGAGCTAACGGGACCGCTGTGCCACTTTATTTCTCCCACAGCGTCTTTTGCATACTGAGCTCGATAGCCACTTGTTAATTCACTTGCGGGCACTTCACCCTCGACAATCACAAGATTATCTCTTTTATAAGCCGAGCTAAATTGATCGTTGAGAGGTGATCTTGATGTGTGGAAATAAGGGTTATATGCCGCCTCAATACTGCTGCCATTTGCTTTATCAAGAGTGAATTTATTACCTTTTCGTATGAGCTCGGGGCGCTCATCTGCTTGTTCCCAACGACCCAACTCGCTTGACATGACGAGCTCTCGGGAGCCGTCTGCATTCTTAACTCTCGCCGCCATGGGAGGGTACAACTTTCCGTCGATAACCTGCATTGCCCTGTAAACAGTCACTGTTTGTTGCGTATTTAGAAAGTCTACTGTTTTGTCATCGGGTAAGGCGTAGTGCATATTTTCCGACGGCTCAATACCTCTTTCTATACGATTTGCGGTTTCCCCCAAGCGGTCTGAAAAATACACCCTTTTTCTGTCAATATCAGGTCTCGTTTCGAGCCTTTGTTCGGCGGTCATTTCCAAACGCGACGACACGTCCCGAGCCTCAATTTCACCTGCCGTATTTGTGTACATATCGCCTGCATACCGACGACCGTTTTTATAAAAATCGGAGAGCTTGCTGTATGCCTGCGTATAGTCCCACAAAATGTCTCTCTGACTATCGCTTTTTGCATATCTCGCCGCGTTATCGTATGCCCGCGCAATAGATGACGTCGAAACATCAAGGCGATTCAGAGTGTCCTCCATGTCGTACATAGCCTGCTGCAATTCGGGCGCAGCCTCAATGCGAAGTTTTAAGAACTTCTCGCGTGCGGTCTCTGCTTCACTCCTGTACTGTTTCAGCAGGCGGTTATACCAATATGTATCGCTTGATCCACCTGCAAAACCCTCGTGCGCCTGAATCAAGTGCTGCACTTCGTGCATAAGAACAGATTTTGCCTTATCAGACCACCCGAGTTCGGTTGTGGCGACATTCGGTTTGCCCCACATAAGCTCATGGTATCTTTTCCCGAGTTCAGAGGCAAAAAATTTATTTCTCGCCGCTTCCTCCTGCGCAAGCCACTCCTCGGCAGATAACGTCTCTTGCAGACTTTCGTCCGTGTAAAATCTGTTGTACTCCTGATATTCAGGCGTTTGTTCAATTCGCTTGATTTCGGGTTGCCTGTTTTCAAGGTATCTTTGATACTCTTTCGACGTTCTCGTAAACAGCCGTTGATCCAAGACAATTTGCCCGTCCTCAGCAAAAGCCGAGCCGTCAACACCCGTATTGGTCTCCTGCAAAATGACCGTAATGTCTTTCAGAAACGGGTATGCAGCATACAGTTCCTCGTGGTGCATTATGTCGCCAAGTTTTGCTGTACGATAGCTCCCGTCCTCCGTGGAATGTTTTTCAAAAGCAGGCTTCTCTACAAGGGTTGCCGCCGAGTCGTCGATTTCATATCGCCATTGATTGTCATACCCAACAAACCACCCCGTCTCCCGCCTTATAGTCTCGCTGTCCTCTCCCGCCGCCTGTAACTGTTTTGCTCTATCAAGCAAAGACAAGTCTGCGGTTTCGCTCGTTTCGCCCGCCAAAGCAAATTTTTTGCCTTTTTGCGATTCGGAGTTGACATTTTCCGCATTTTGCGATATACTGTTAGTGGAATCTGTACCACGGCTCGCTTTGGGCGTATTGTTGGGGGCTTGTTCACCCGATAGCGTGGCAAGGGTTCCTTTTTTTATGCCTATATATTCAGTTTGCACGCGCAAGTCTAAATGTTTTCCCGAAACGACGGCAACAACCGTCGTTCTTTCATTTCCGCTCACCTTTGAAAATGCAATAGCGGGTTGACCGTTATATTTCTTCTCGGAAAGCGTAATAGAAGTTGCGCCGTCTAAAATATCGGGGATCGCCAAAAAATCAGCCTCTGTAACAGGACGCTGCCCCCTCGGAGCTTCTGTTCCCACAGTGCCGTGATCTTTGAAAATTTTTCGCACTTCATCAGAACGCAAAGCATAATTATAATTTTCAAGATTTAAGCCCGTTTGTTCTTCTATACGCGCCGCCAATTCAGAGCCAATCGCTCCAAAGTACATTTTTTTACTATACTGATTATCTGATCTGCTCTGACGTACAAATTCCTGCAACCGCTCCGAGCTCTCGTAGATAACAATATTTTTACTATTTTTCCAATTTTCTTTTTGCTTTTCGCTATAAGTCTTTAAGGCGAAATGTTTATCACCGATGTACTTCCTTGCTTGTTCGGAGGCGTTCTCGACACCCAAATACCGCTGATTGCGCGCGGAAAACTCATCGAACAGCTTTTTGTACTGCCGATAAAGCCGTTCCGCCGCCCCTGTGAGCCTTTCGTCGCTCTGATAGTCCGTCCGAGCCTTTCTGAAAAAGCCAAGTATCTTCTCTTTGAGCGTCTGCTTCTTCTGCACAAGGCGTTCGAGGATATTCTTGTTCGAGAGCGTCTGTTCGGCAAAATGCGCATTGATCTCGTCGCTGACCTGCAATGCACTGCCCTGCCCGACCGCTGCATACCGCTTGCGAATTTTCTCCTTTTCGGCGTCGGTCATGATCTCTAAGCCCTCGGCAACAGTCAGAGAGCCGTCCGTATCATTGTAAATTGCGTGCGTAAGCTCGTGAATGAGAATGCTCTCGCCCGACCTGCTCTTTGCCTCGGGGTTGATGATGATACGATTATTTTTCAAGTCGATTGCGCCGTCCGCATAGGAGCCATTCGCCGCCACGAAAGACGCCTCTTTGCTGAAAACAACACGAAGTCCCGAGCGCGCGGAAACACGGGCGCAAGAAAGCATAAAGTCCTCCTGCACGCCCGCAGCTCTGCCCTGACGAATGGTGGCTCTGATTGCTGCCTGTCCTGCCGCACTCAAATTCTTGTATTCGGAGATATTCTCTCGGGCGTATGCGTCAATCTCCGCCGCCTGCTCACGGAGTCTGTTCTGCGCCTCTGTATGCTGCCTGACGCCGTTCTGATAGTTCTGCTCGTTCGTGTGTATCTCGCGCAGCACACGGTTTGTCTCCGAGCGCGTGAGAGCCTTTGACATGAGCCCGCTCTCGTAGTCATACACATAGTAGCTGTCGCCGTGCTTTGTAATGGCGATGTCCGTGCCGCCCTGCGTATAGCGATAGGTGCCGTCGTTGCGCAGATTTACCATGCGCGGCAGGTGCTTTCTTGCGCTCTCGGGAGCGATAGCCTGCGCGTCTCTGACATATCCGCGCTCTTGCTGATATTCCTGCACGCCGCCGTTCGCCACAAACTCGGTAATCTTATCGTGGAACTGCTCATTTGTGAGCGTCTCCCAATTTTCAATGCCGAGCCTGTCAGCGACCGCCTGACGTTCTGCGTCCGTCGCCTGCTCCACAAACCTGTTGAGGTCTACCTGCGTGGAAAGCTGCTGTCCTGCAAGCGTTGCGTCCCTGAAACGTGCCGTGTCCATTGAAATCTGACCGACAGTATCGGCAACCGCAAGCGTCCGCAGCGCGGAATTTGTTTTGAGAGCCCTTGACATCGTTTTTCTGAACGACTTTGCGTCCGTCGTGTCGATACCCTCTCTGATCTGCTCTGCGGTAATCTGAATCTGCTTACCGTCCTGATCCTGATACCCAAGCCCATTAAAGCGCGCCGCGACCGTTTCCGCGTTGTTATAAATATTCTCCGCGCTCGCCGTAACAATCGGCTCAAAGGCGGCGGAGGTATTCGCCTGTTCGAGCGTGCCGAGCAACATTTTCTGACGCACCGTGCGCACCTCGCCGTCCGTCTTTTGCAGGCTCGTTTTCAGCTCGTTAAGCGTATTCTGCACGACCTGAAAGGTCTCGTAATCGGTCTGATTTTCCGTCTGATAGGACGTAATCTGCTCCGCCGTGGTGATGACATCGCTTGCTTTACCCTCGTTGACAAGCGTATTGCCGCGCGTTGTGCTGCGAATATTCCTGACGGCGACATCTCCGCCGCCCATAATAGCACCACTCAAACCGCCGACAAGAGCCGCATACGCAACCTCCTGAAAGGTCGCGTTTTTCGCATTCGGATCGTATGTCATGCGCTTATACACGGGTTCAAGAATAGCCTGCACGCCCTCCTCGAACGCCTCGCCCGCAAAACCTTTTACAACGCCTTTGAGCAAAGTGTTGCGCGTCGCAGACTTTGCCACTTCCTTGCCGAAAGACTTTGCAATATTCTTTGTAACCGCGCCGATACCTGCGCCGAGAGCGGTCGAAACACCCTCGATTGCACCCTCTGTAAAACCCGATAGCGCGCCATATCCGAACTCTTTGCCTCCGAGTTCGCCTGTTTGGTCGTATGCTTCTTTCGTTGCGCGTCCTGCCGCCCCCAAGCCTGCAATACTGCCTGCAATGAGCGTCGCTGCAACGGGGGAAAGCGTGCCGCCTGACGCAACCGTAATCGCACCTGCGGCGGCAACACCTGCAATCGCGGGCAAGCTCGTACCGATACCGCCCGCAACATCGCCGACGAACTGCCACCCCCCCGAGGGGTTAAACCATTCATCGGCATGATTGTAATTCACCCAATCGTTGGCTATCTGCTGTTCAGCCCAATCGTCAGCACCGAACAGCTTTGCAAGCCCGCCTGCGGCATAGTCCCAAATGCCCTCGATACCGCTCAAAAAGCCAAGACCTATCTTTTCAAGCGAATATCCGATACCACCGAGAAAGCCGCCCTGATTCTGTTCACGCTGTGCGGCAGCCTGCGCCGCTGCCCGCGCCGCGGCCTGCCCGCTCCCTGCCCGCTCATACTCCCTTTGCTGCTCCTCCTGCTCGCGTTCATACCGCTTTTCAGCAGCACGTTGCGAATAAAGCTCCGCAAGGGACGTAGAGAGTCTTTTCGTTGTATCTGCCATAAAATGCACCTCGTTGTTTGTTACCCAAAGAACTTATTATAGAGCTTTGTGTAGTGGTCTCCGTAAGAATTTTTTTCACGCTTTTGAACAAGGTAAACATTCCCGTCCTTTTTATAGTAAATCTGCCCACGCAAACCAAAAACCGAGCCCTCCGCAACATCGCTCGACGGAGAGAGAATTGTGGAATCAGTTACCCGACCGCCTGATTCGATATTGTATCTGTTTCCGCTTCCGTCTTTAAGAGAGAAATTGTTTCCTGCCTTGTCCATATTGGTAGAGCCAAATATCCACCAACCGCCGTCATTCCTAAACGAAACGTCGTTTGTAACAATCTTGTAGAGATTGTCATACGTTTTCTGCAATGCTTTTTTGTTTTCCTCGCTCGTCCACTCGTTATTGAGAATCTTGTCAAGCTGTTTTTTCGCCTCGGTCGCCGACATACTGCCCGAATTGAAAAATGCGTCGGAGGTATCAATTTGCGAGTTCCATTGCTCTTTCAGTTTGTTGTAGTCCTCGTCGCTGATCTGCCCGCTTTGGTGCAGATCGTCGATTTTGTTTGTATCTTCGGACGCCACATCACCACTTTCAACAAGCGCTTTGCTGTACTGCGCCATGAGCTGATTGTACTGTTCCTGCGAAATGGAGCCTGTATTGAGCAATGTCTCCAAATACGAAACATCACGGTCTGCGACGTAGTCAGAAATCATTTGCAGAGCTTCTGTGTAAGAAATAGCCTGCTGATCTGTCTTGTACTTGTCCGCCGCCGCCTGCAACTGCGCAATTTGCGTTTCGTCAAGACCATACTGTGCTCCGAGAGAGGCAAGCTGTTCAGAGGTATATTCACCCGAATTTGCCGAGGTAAGCAAGGCAGCGTAATACTGTTTTTTCTGCTCTTCAAGCTCTATTTTATCCTTTTCGAGATTCATCATGTTCTCCGTATAGGACAATTCTGCCTGCAACCTGTTAGACTCCGCTTGTGCATTCGCCCCCTGCGTCTCTGCCCTCTGTGTAGCATAAGCCTGCTGATTAAGATAATCACTGTACCCGCTGCCCGAAAGCCCCATAGCGGCAAGCTGTTCTGCATTTGCGCCATATGTGGCTTTGTTCTGTTCGTAGCTTGACCGAGCGTCAATCACGCCACGTTGACGCTCGGCTTCAATTTGAGCAAGGAGATCTTCGTACTGCTGTTTATAGAGTCCCTCTTGTTTGTTCAGGAACTCCTCATATGTATCGACCTCTCCGCTACCTGTCGTAGAGCCTCCTGTTGAGCCTGTGGAGCCCGTCGCGCCTGTTCCGCCCGATGTATCGGGAGAACTTTCCGTCGGCGTCTGCTGCGGTGAAGCGGCGGCGGCAAGCTGCTGTCCGTAAGTCATCGGAGTAGTAGGCTGTTGGGCGGCGGCGTTCAAAAGATTTGCGGAGTATGACACATCGGTTCTTTCCTTGATACGTGGCATACTCTCCACATTCGGGTTGCCGAGGATAGCGCCCTCATTCGTTACGCCGCCCGTACCTGCTCCCGCTCCTCCAACGGGTTGTAAATTCACAAGATTATCCCTGTACGACAAGTTCTGCGGCAGGGAAACCTGCGGGTTTGAAACGCCGCCTCCGAGAAGATTGTCGCTGTACGATGTGCTGATCGCGCTTTTCTTTTTCGTTCCCGAGGACGATTCGCCCCCGAGAGTTGACATCGAAATTTTATTGCTGACCGCCATTTGCCTGTCCTCCGTTATTTATTTGAGCTATGAGGTACGACTCGTAAGCCGTCCTGTTTTGTTTTTCCGTTTCGAGGTCTTGCTGTGCAGCCGCCGCCTGCTGCTGTGCGAGCAGAAGCTCTTGCTGCCGCGCGATCTCGTCTCTGATACGCTCCACATTTTCATGCGCCCACGGGTAATGTGCCTGCTCCATGTTCTGCCAAAAGATGAGCAGCGTCTGCGGGAGTCGTATATCGCCATAGGCACCCTGCTGAAAGTTCTTTCTGTTCTCCTCCCATAAGAGCTCACGCTGCTTGTCAACGTCGATTGAGGCGTCGGCAGAAAACAGGTACTCGTCGTTGTAGTACCACTCGCCCGCCTCGTCGCGTTCGATAAAGTCGTAGCGATTGAAAATGCGATTTTGCATACGCCCCTGTGCGTCCTTATACGTTGCAGGGCGCGGCTCATCGGCATACGCGAGGAAATACTGAAAGATAATCTGATCTATCTCGGCATACGCGGCGTTCTTCATCTGCCGCTTACTGTCAAGGCGTCCCGCCGCCTGCTGCACCTGAATCTGCTTTGCCTTGCCGCTCTGCGCGCTTGAATCGTACTGCCCCTGAAAACTGTCCGTAATGCCGAGAATACGCTTTGCCTGATCGTAGAGCCGTTCAGCCTGCGCGATGTCGCGGGAAATATCGACCTGCAAATCGAGCTTGCCGAACAGTTTGAAATTGCTCTGATCCGCACGGAAAACCTTTTTGAAAATGGAGTTGTCGTACTCAATAGTCGCGTCCTCGGGCGCAATAGGATAAACGCCCGCGCCAAGCAGCTTTTCGTTGATACGGCTCTCAATCTTGTTGATAGCCTGCTGCTGCGGGCGAATGAACTCACAGTCCGATTGCCCGAGCAGGCTGTCCTCCTCCGAGGTGTTCTTGCGAATGACGATAGGCAGGATATTCGGCGTATAGAAAGGCAGCTTTGTCGGCTGCATTTTCGGCACCTGCACGTCCACAAGCAATGGCAGGAGCATACCGCTCGAATCATCGAAAATCGGCTGTCCTGTCTCGTCCACCGCCTGCTGCTTGACGGTTTCCATAACGATTTGCCCGTCCTTGATGACTTCGCACTCCGCGGGAATGACGGAGCCGTCCGAACGCTGAATATCGCGCACGACCTCCTCGCAGTCCTCGTCTTGCAGCTCATAATCGGGCTTTTCGCAGGTGCAGAGCTCTTTGCGTTTTCCACACTTTTTACAGATGTACCGCTTGCGGGCAAAGTAGTCCTCGATGTCCGAGAGCTCCGTATCGCCCGACCAAATGTACTGACATACCTTGTCCGCGTCGTTCTTGTAATAACAGATATACAGCGTCGCGGTCTTATCGTCCGCGTTGTCGTCGTTCTCGCCCTCGTCCGCCACGTCGAAAGTAACACCATACTTGCGCACGATCTCCTCTTTCGTCGTTTCAAACTGAATGAAGCAGTATTCCATGTCCTTGACGTCATAAACGCTCGGCTGCCCCGTAAACCTCTGCGGAGAAAGGCAGCTCACGCGCACATCGCCGACCGTGTTATGCGTGGTAATCGAATTGTCCCACTCGATGA